GGGCTGATCAAGCGTTCATCGTTCATGGCGTCGTCGTCTCCAGGGTGACGTGATCGGTCGCGTCGGCCGTTGCATCGGCCGGCAAGGGCAGGAGGACGTTGCCGAAGGGCGGAACGTCCCAGTTGGCGTGGAAAGCTTCGAAGTCGGGCAGCGCGCCCGGCTCGCGATCGACGCCGAACAGCATGCAGTCGGTCGTGAGCTCGATCGCGAGCATCGAGACCTTGCGGGCCTTCGCTGCGTCGAGTCGATTGACGACGCGCAGCGCGCGCACCTCGATCGAGCCGATGTCGAGGCCTAGCTCGCTGCCGGCAAGGATGGTGATGGCGTCTTCGGCTAGTTGAAAACTGCCAGGCTCGCCGGTGCCCGGCCCGCCGTGGCGGGTGGCGGTTTCGTTTCTGGCATTCTCGGCCATGACGACCAAGCCGAAGGTGAAGCGCAACACCGGCTGCGCGGGCGAGCCTCCGACCTTGCTGGCGCCCGCGAACACCACCCACGCGGCGGGTGCGTTTAACACCGCCTTGTCTTGGAGGTACTGGCTCCAATCCTCGGGGAAGGTTTCCAGCGTCCGGTACTTGTAGCCGAGCGCGTCGCCGTCACCGTAGGCCTTCAGCTCGGCCAGGATCGCGTTCTCGATCGCGCCGATCATGGCAGCATCTCGGCAAGATAGTCTTCGGCCTGGGCGAGGATCTCGGCCTCGCCATCGCGCGACACGCCGAGGAACGGGCGCGCGGGAATCACCACTTCCTCCGGCGAGCGGAAGCCGAGGCCGCCCGGCAGCCTGAAACGAAGCGGGCCGGATCCGCCGCGGATGGTCGAGCCGTCCTGATGGACGCCGGCGTAGATCAGGTTGGTACCGACCTCGACTTCGTCGCGGCCGCGGACGTTGTGGGTCATCGACTGGCGCAGCCGGGCCGACGCGGTGAGCGTCTTGCCACCCTCTTCGCGGGCACGGATGCTGGGCGCCCAACGCCCGCCGTCCGGCGCCGTCTCGGTCTGGAAGCGCTCCTCGATATCGCCCTCGACCGCCTGGCCGATGCGGCTCATCAGCGGGCTGGTGTCGACCATGCGCCGCTCCAGGCGGCCGAAGATCGCCTCGAGCCGCGGGAGATCGCGGGCGGAGAGCTGAAGGCCAGCCATCAGAAACCGACCATCTTGTCGCGGCCGAAGACGCGCTTGCCGCCGTCGACGACGATCGCGCCCTCGCGCGCCGGCTGCTCGCGGCTTCCGGCATCGATCTTGAGGGTGCCTGAAGCGATCTTTTCGAGCGTGCGGGTGGCGGCGGCCGCGGCCTTGTCGACGCCCTCGGGCGGCGTGCCCTTGGCCTGCCACAGGAACTGGCGAGCGAGCGCGCAGGTCAGCTCGACCAGGATCGCCGGGACCGTCGTCAGCGGCAGCTGGTAGATGGCGGCAAGGTAGGAATCGATCACGCCGGTTGCGCGATCGCAGGCGGCTTCGATGCGAGCGACGTCCGCGGTGCCGGCGCCATCGTCGTCAGTCAGCTGGACGAGCTCACGCTCCTCCACGCGCTGAAGCAGATCGGACAAGGCGGCATAGGCAGGCATTGGACGGCTGAAGCTCCCCCACATGCCTGCTGACTGAAGGTCCCGGCCGGCGCAGGCGCGACCGGCCGGGATGGTTCAGGGTGCGAGCCTCAGCGGCCCTTGCCCTTGGTCGACGTCGATTTCCCCGCGACGCCGTCCGTCTCGGCCGAGGCGGAGGAGGAAGTGTCCCCGCCCTGGCCGGTGCCCTCGCTCGAGGAGGTATCGGCCGCCGCCGCGGGATCCATGTTTGCAGGCGTCCCGTCCGCTCCCGGAGCGGCGACCGCGAGCGCCGCCTTGGCGGCCTCGAGCTGCTTATTGAGTTCGGCGATCGTCGCGACGTGCTCGGCGTTGCGGAGATCTCGCTCGGTCAGCTGGCCCTTGAGTTCGCTAACCTGCTTGTCGAGTTGGTCGATGGAGACGAGGTGATCCCTCACCTCAGTTCTCAGCTCGGCAATCTGGCGCTCGGCATTCCGCTGACTGGCTGCTGCACCGAAAGACAGGGCGCCGGCATGATCGAGGACGCCATCGCGCTCTTCGCGGGTGATGATCGGCACGAAGCCTTCCCCGTCTGCCGATCCCTCGACGACGAGGCGCGGCTCGGTGGCGAGCGCCTCGAATTGCTCCTCGTCCAGATCTTCGGCGAAGATCTCGCTCGGCTGCGCGCCGAACAGGTGACCGGAGCGGCGGAAAGGACCGCCTGGCGCCCTGACGCGGACGAGCGACAGTGCGGCCAGCGCCGGAATGCAGATCAGGCGAGCCACGACGAGGTCTCCAGGTCGGCGGTGTTGACGAACGGGTTCGCAGCGCCGGCAGCATCCGTCTGGTTGATGACGATGCGCCGGCCCTGCTCGTCGTTGTTCGGCGAGACCAGGAGGAGGTCCGGCCGAATGCCGAGCGGGCGACCGCCGTCGCGCTTGAGGCTCATCATCGCCGCCCGCGCCGCGGCATAATTGGCCGCGGTGAGCGGCTGCCGCGAGCAGTAGGCGAACTGCCAGAAGCCGTAGCCGACGTTCATCCGGCCATCGACGCCGTAGAGGAATTCCTTCTTGTGGAAGACGTTCGGATCGTCGGGATTGTCCATCGCGACGAAGTCGAAAGCCCGGCGCTCCTGATGGATGATCGGCTTGATCGCCCGCTTCGTGCTCAGCAGGAACCAAGGGTCGCCGGGACCATCCTGGTAATTGCTGACCGAGGTGACGTTGCCATTGGCGTCGAGCACCGGGTGGTCGGTGTCGAAGAAATACTGGCCGTCATAGCAGACGGTCTGATTGCCGTTCCGCAGCGCGTCGAAGACAAGCACCGACGGGAACGCCCGGGTCTCCATCCCCATCTCCTGGAAGAGCGGGGTGTAGATGCCGAGGTTGTCATCCTCGACGTCGTCGCGGTCCACACCGATGGTGTTTTCGTAGGGCTTGTTCTTGATCGCGTAATCGGACTGGCTGATGTTGTTGATGACGCGATCGCCGAGCCACTCGCGCATGGACGGCAGCTTGCCCAGCCAGCCGTATTCGTTCTTGCCGGTGGTCGACGTGATCTTGGTGGCGATGCGCTCGTGGCCGGGCGCGGCCATGCCGAGCCCGCCCGCGAATGCGGCACTGAAGGCAGTCTTCAGCGTCTTCAGGTTTCCGCTATTGATTTTCATGGTAGCTGCTGTCCCCCCTGGAGGTTCAGATCCGGACCCAGACGCCCACGGCGTCCACGTCCTCGATCTTGCCGGCGATGGAGCGGGTTCCGCCGCCGTTGGTCTTGGCGACGGTCTGATCGTCGACGATGTAGCAATCGTCTCCGATCTCGGCCCGAGTGATGGCGTCCGCGGCTGCGCTGTTGGCGAAGCGGAAGGAGCCTCGCTCGGTCTCGATGCGCTGCGCGCCGGCGATGCCGCCGAGGTTGTCGACCAGTTCCTTCGCCCGGCCGCGAGCGACCAGGTTGAGCGCCGTCGAACCCGGCTGCGCATTGCCGGCAGCATCGAGCGCGACGAGCGCGCCAGCGAAGATCTTCACGTTGGCCTTGACCGGGTCATTGTTGACCAGGCCTTCCCGGCGCGGCGTGTCGCGGTCGGCGGCGAGCGCAACCATCAGGCGTTTTCCTTCTTCTTCTGGGCGAGGAAGTCCTCGGGGCTGATACCGGTGACCGAGCAGATCGCCTGGTCGTCTTCGGTGAGGCGATCGGCGCTGGCTACATCGCGGCCTTCCAGCGATGCATCCGCGCCCGGGGTGAGGATGCTGGGCGAGTTGGTGACCAGCGCCTTGAAGGCGGGCAGATCCTTCTTCGCGGCGGCGAGATAGAAGTCCCGGTTCGCAGGAGCGACCTTGCCGCCAGCGATAGCGTCGTCGACGGCTGCCGTGGCCTGCGCCTCCTCGATGCCCGTGAGCTTGGTGAGCGCGGCCTGGTGCGTTTCGATCGGCACGAACTTGGCCGGGTCGATCACGCCCTTCTTGAGCTCGGTGGCGGCGGTCGCCAGCTCCTCGACGCTCGCCGTCTCGGCGGCACCGAGCGCAAGGGCGATCGGCTTGAGGTCGGCGGGCCGCTGGGCGAAGTCGGCCGCAGCAGTGGCGACCTCCTCGGCGGTGGCACCTTCGCCCAGCTGCAGCGCAGCCGCGATCGGCTGGACACTGGCGAGGGCGGTGGAAGTCTTGAGGTCGGCGATCGCGCTGACGATCGCGTCCTCGTCGGCGCCGGCCGCGAGGCCGAGCGCGCTGATGATCTTATCCATGGACGCAGGTTCTCCGTGCAGGTCCGCCGCCGCGACGGCCTGCAATTCAAGAGCGGGGGTGTTGGTGAGGGCGGCGTTGAAGATGCGGGTCACCCGGCGCGTGGCTTTGTCGAAGCCGAACCAGGGCGAGATGTAGCGGTAGGTGCGCTCGCGCAGCTGCTGGCGCGCGGTGCCGGTCCATTCGACGTCGGCGTAGATGCCATCGGCCTCGGCCGAGAGGCCCTTGACCCAGCCGGCCGCCGGCGCGGTGCCGGCGACCTTGGGCGCTCTCTCGGACTGGTGATCGTAGTCGATCATCATGTCGGTTGCGCCGAGACGGGCCTGGGTGGCGTCGATGACAGCCTGGGCGTGCGCCTGGTCTTCGATGATCCAGGCGGCGCGATCGTCGCGCGGCTTTGCGGCCTTGCCGATCGGGAAGAGCAGAATGCGGTTAGGCGCACGGCCGTCGTCGACGGGCACGTCGGCGATTGCCGCCTGAGCCTGAAGTTCGACCACCTTTGCCACGTTCTGCCCTTCCCTTCTCACCAGCGTCGTCAGGCAAGAGCCCGGCGGAAGTCAGCTTGATAAGAGAGGGCGAGCTAAGGCTTTCCCTGACATATGTCAGGGGTGGGAGGAGGTCATCAGAATCGGTTGAGAGCCCTCTTATGGGCGGCTGAGGGACGCCTTGCCAAGGCCGGCGTTGCAGTGGCGTCCCGGCGGGATTATATCGGCCGCAATCCGTGCACGTTTCGGACGTTCGCTTGGCGCTCGCACATCAGGCCGCACGGACCCCCTACCTCCGCCGCAATGTCTGAATGACGACCGCTCGGCTCCTCACCTCGAGCGCGCCGACGTAGGCGACCCCGTCGACCTCGGCGCGGAAGTGGAAGCGCGTGCCACGGCGCGTGACGAAGGGATCGCCGCGGCTGATGTCGCTTGCCGCCAGCAGTATCCGTTCGGCCTTCCTGAGATCGCCCGGCTGCAGGGCGCGGGCCGGATCCCGGTCATTGCCGTGCCGGGCCAGCGCATGGGCGAGATTGCTCGCATCGATCGCCAGCACGTGATCGTCGGCCTTCACGCCGAGCTTGCCCAGCGCCGTTGCCAGGCGCGACGGCAGCCGGCCCAGCGGTTGCATCGGCAGCTGCTGCGCCTTCCCGCGGAGCGCTTCGTCGACGTAGCGCTCGATCAGACCGCCGGCCGGCGGGCTCCAGGCATGATGGCCATCGCGGGCGACCTTCAGCGCGGCTTGCGCGCTCATCGGTTCGAAGCGCCAGCCCGCCCTGCTGATCTCGACCATGGCCGCGCGATCGCCGACGATGCGGATGTAGCGGCGGGCGAGCAGCTGCTCGCCATTGGCCGACTGGACCCAGGCGGTGCGGATCATGTCCGGCTCGATGATCGACCGGCCGACGTCGCGCAGGAGCGGCCGCGCATCATCGCCCTCGATCACCCGCCCGGGCGCGACGCGCTTGCCCCCGGCCGAGCGGATCCAGGCCGGGCCGATCGCGAGGGGAAAGCCGCCACGATCGAAGATGACCCGGCGCTGTTCGGCTTCAGGCGCCTGAACGTCGACGCCCAGCGCGCCGAGAAACGCGTCGGCTGCCTTGGCGTCGATCGCCGTGGTCTCCCCCGTGGCGATCGGCCGGGTGGTGAGGGTGTCGAGGTAGGCCCGGCCGACGTTGAAGCTGAAGCCCGGGTCGATCCCCTCCTCGATCCTGCTGACCTCGCCCGATCGCGGATTGACGTAGGGCGAGACGGGAAATTGCGGCGGGCTGTCCGTCACCTCCCAGCCGCGCCGCTCCATCATCCCGCGACTGACCGGCTGGGTCGTGCAGCGGCAGTTCCAGCCGCAGGGCGGATAGTGCGTTTCCCACCACGGATCGTCGATCGGCCGGATGACGCCATCCCAAGCCTGATGCTCCGGTCGGACGCGACTGTCGCCGACCGTCACGTAACGGAGGAAGGGGAAGCCCTTCTTGTTGCGCTGCAGCCGCTCCCATCGACCGGCGGCGTAGGCTGAGCGTAGATTGACCTCGAAGATGGTGCGCAATCGCCGGGCAGAGCCGAGCTGAGCATCGACCAGCTCGCCGGTCAGGGGATCGCGCAGCGTCCGCCGCCCCCACCATCCCTTTTTCTCGAGGAGAGGCTGAAGCCCACGGCGGAAGTCGGCCAGGGTCGTGCCGTCGTCGATCGCCTTGTCGAGCGCGGCGCGGATGTCCTCGAGAATGTCGAAGCCGGCCGACTTGGCGACGGTGAAGGCCTTGGCGTGCTCCTCCTGCCAGACGTCCTGCCAGGCGAAGCTCTTGGTCAGCCCCTTCTCGCGGAAGAAGCGCAGCGCCTCCTCCGGCTTGACGACCGGGATCCGCTGCACGGTCATCGGCTCAGACTTCGCGGAAGAGGTAGTCGGGAGCGCCGTCGCCAGCCAGCGCGGCCCCGTCCCCATCGTCAAGGAAGCCGGCGATCGCCCAGCTGCGCTCGCGGTAGAGCACCTGGCCGTTGCGGTTGGGAAGAAAGCCCTGCAGCGCGCCGATCAGCCGATGATGCCCTTCGATCCGCAGGCACGCATTGGCAGTCTGTCGAACCTCACGCGTGTAATAGGCTCTCCGGACGACAGTACCGTCCAGATCGGCATATTCGTGCAGCACGGTGGCGCGCCCTTCGATCTCCCAGTCGCCGGCGGCGACGGCGCAGCGATCGGCTTGGCCGAGCGTCTCGCCCGCTTCGATCAGCAGCCCCAGCCTGGCGCCCGCCGGCGCATGATCGATCCGCGGCTGATTAACTTCGGCAGTCATCAGTCGGCCGGTAGCAGCGCGGACAGGCGCCGGCACGGCCCTGGTTAAGGTGAATGTCTGCGCGAATGGCAGCCCTACCAGCCTCAAGCCACTTCCTCCTCGGTTTCGCGGCCGACGCTGGCATCGCCTGCCAAGCGAGCAGAGAAGAGACCCCGCGCCAGTTCCTCGCGAAGGTCGGTTGCATTCATCACGCCTTCGACGGCGAGCAATCCGCTGCGGATCTCCTCCAAGCTCCCGGCGCGGTCGATCAGCGCGATGATAGGGTCGGTCATCGGCGAGACCAATCGATCCCAATCCTCGGCGGCTTCGTCGGCCGCAATCTCCATGCCGTCGGGCGCAGCCGGAGGCTGGGCGGATGCGGTAGCGAGCCCTTTCCCGCCCTGAGGCCCATAAGAGCCCGCTAAGAGCCCTGCCGGCGCGCTCCCGGCCCCAGTGGGGGCTCCGAGCCTTTCTAAGGCCCTCGTGGGGCTTTTAAACGGCGTCTGCATTGGCGCCTCCGTCCGCCGGCGCCGCGGCCGTCGCAGGCGCCTCGAGCAGCTCCTCATCGTCGGCCGGCGCGGGCAGACCCGTCTTGGCGCGAAACGTCGTCTTGCCGACCGGAACGCCATAGCGCAGCGCTGCGTCGGTCGCGGCGAGGAAGTTCTTCAGGTCGATCTCTTCCGCCCGGCCGATGCGGAGCTTGGGATATTTGTCCCGATGCCCCCGGTTGAGCATGACGATCGGCTGGATGAGGTCGCGGTTGAGGGTCGCCGCCAGCAGCTTGGCGTCGGCCCGCTCGATGTCGCCGCGGACGTCGTTGTGGGTGTTGGCCTGGCCGGAACCCAGCCCGCCGGCAACGGCGTCGGTGGTCGACGTCTGCCCGAGGACGGCCTTGGAGACCTGCAAGTCGCAGAACTCCGCCATGCTCTTGAAGATGTCGCCGTTCTCGCCGCCCTTGCGGTCGATGAACTCGACCTCCATCGATTTGGGAATGGCCGCCGCCGCGTCGGATCCGAGATTGGCCAGCGCCCGCATCAGCAGGCGGATGTTGTCCTCGGTGGTGCCGTTCTCATACTTCCCGACCCGCAGCGGCATGCCGTAGGCGTCGAGGAAGGTCGCCCAGTCCTTGATCGAGTAATTCTTGAACAGGTAGAACCACGCCACCGGCCGGGCGAGACCGCTCCTGATCGTCAGCCCTGACTTGGCTGGGTGGACATGCTGGATGTATTTGAAGGCAGCCAGCGGCTGGCTTTCTCCGATGTCCCTCAGGCGCAGCGTCTCCCCATCTACCCGGTCGAACTCGAACCACCGCGGGTCGCGCCACTTGAGCTTGCCCGGCAGCCAGGTCTTGCTCGACATCTCCCACACGATCTCGGTGACGCTAAAGGCCTTGCCGATCGCGTCGAGGATGTCGAACAGCTCGCTCTCAAGCGTGTCGCGGTCAAGCCAGTCGCGGATCAGCTGCGCGTCGCCCTGCTGCTCCTCGGTGTCGCCGGCCGCGATCACCTCGATCGGCAGCTGGCTGATCGCCCGCTTCCGTGTACCGAGCACCGACAGGTAGTGGAGATCCTTCTCCTCCATCTCTTCGGCAAGCTCGAGGTAGGCAACCGCGTCGCCGTCCTCGGCCGCGCGGAGCAGCGTCGCCAGGCGCTGAGGATCAAGGCCCTGTGCCGGATGGCCGCTTGTAATGTTGCGAACGCCGGTGGTGGTCGGGCCGGCCACCTCCATCGTCATCTGCTCCGGCCGGAGCGGACGGCCGAGGTGGTCGACAAGCGGCGGCGGCGCGCCAGTCTCGGCCGGCGACGTGTAGGCGGCGATCGGCGCGGTCGACGGCGCGGCCAGGCGGATGAGGTTCGGGGTCATGGCGGTCACCAGGCGCCGGCGCCGCCGAAGCGCGCCTGGCTGCCGGTCGGATTGTCATCGGTCGGCCGCATCGCCATTCGGCCGGCTTCGACCGGGCGGCGCTGAAGGGCATGGTAGCCGAATTCCTGGAAAGGCTGGTCGGCACCCCGGCTGGCGAGAGCCGCGGCCCAGAACTCGTCGGCGTGGACCTCACCATCGTTGACGATGCGGACGCCGCCAGTGTCGCTGCCGCTCTTCTTGATCGCTCGGAGGTCCGCTCGAAGCACAGGATCGGCGTTGATGCGGATAAGGCCACGCTCGAAGCGCTGCTGGAGCGAGATAGCGAGGTCGAGCCGGTTCGGGCCGGTCAGCAGCACGCCGTTGACCCGAGTGGCCCCATGCCGGAGCTGCGCGTCCTCGACCACTTTCTCGCCCATGCCGGTCTGGTCGATGCCGGCATAAGCGACGCGGCGGTTGACGAAGAGATCGTCGAAGAACGCATCCTGGTGCGCGAAGGTGGTGCCGGTCTCACGATAACGATCGCGCAGCCACAGCACGTCGCCGACCAGTTCGAACCCATGAATGATCGCGCCGTCCTTGCGGCGGGCGACGTCGCGGCCGACATAGAGCAGGCCGCCGGCGTAAAGTTCGGGCCGGCCTGCATCGGCATGTTCGGCCGCGGCGATGTCCTCGGGCTTGATCAGCGATCCAGATCCGGCCTTTGGCACGCAGTCGAGCTCCTCGGCCGCGTCGTCGCCGTAGGTCGCGCGGATCTCCGCTTCCCAGCTTTCCTTGTCGGCGATCGCCGCGCCCTTGGTCCGCGCGACCAGGGCGACGCGCTCGTAGAGGCCGTCCGCCATCGCGTCGGCGAAGGTGATGGTTGCAACCTTGCCGCGGCGCCGGCCGGCGCGGACGTCGTCGATCAGTTGGTTGAACGGATTGCCGATGCCGTCGTGCGTCGAGATGACAATGACCTGCCCGCCCCAGATCAGCAGCGCCATGGCCGACTTCAGCACCTCGTTGACGTTCTTATGGAACGCCGCCTCGTCGATCACGACCTTGCCTTGCTTACCGCGAAGCGCTCGAGGCACGCTTGGCAGGGCCGTGATCTTGAAGCCGCTGGCGAAGCGAATGCGGAAGGCCTGAACGCCCTCGTTAATGCCGTCGACCTGAAGCAGCTCCTCGCCGACGTCCTCGGCCGCAATGCCGAAGGCCCGCGCCCACATGGCGCAGGTCTCGATGAATTCCAGCGCCATGTCCTTGTCATAGCCCATGTACCAGACATTCTGGCCGCCGGCCGAGATCTGCGCGGCGGCGGTTAGGACGCTGTCGCAGGCGACGCCCCAGGTGAGGCCGATACGCCGGCTCTTCTCGATCACCAGCAGCGAGACACCGGTGTTGAGCTGGGCCAGCGTCTTCGCCTGGTACCCGAGCAGCAAGTCGCCCTTGGGTAGGCCCTGCAGTACGGCTTCACCGGCCGCATTCTCCTGCCGGCGCTGCGCGAGATCCAGCTCGATCGCGCTCATGGCCGAGGCTCCACGCAGATCCGCACGCCGTAGCGGACGTCATCCATCTCGAAGCCCCACCGGGCGACGGCGCCAGGGGTAATTCTGTCCATGTCGCGGACGCGTTCGGCCATTTCGACGATCTTCTCGCCGATTTCCTGCAAATCCTCGGGATGGGTCTCGATCGCGCTCACCAGCGGCGCTTCCGCTTGCCGATTAGCCGTTCAAGGCTACTTGAGCGAGGACGAGACTTGGTTGAATCCTCGCGACCGTAGGAGGGCAGCGAGCGCTCCATAGCTCGACGCTCCTGCCGCGACTTCGGCCGAGCGGCTTCGGCCGCGGCTTCGGCCGCTGCGCGCGCCGCGGCAGCTTCTCTTTGGCGTCGACGCTGCGCTCTGCGCAGCATCCGCTTGGCTGAAAGTTCCTCCTCCTCGTCAAGCGACAAGGGCGGCCGTGCGGGTGCCCGCTCGAAGCCGGCCACCCCAGACATGCCCAAGCCTCCGAAAGCGAGCGCAGCTAAGAGGCCAAGTCTTTCGTACATCACCCCTCGCTCCCCAGCACCGCGCGGCGGATGAAATCGACGGTATCGCCTGACAGGCCCTTCGACTTGGCAGCGTCCACGGCCTTCTTAGCCGCTTCTTTGGTTGCCTCCTCGCGCTCCTTACGGATCATTTCGCGGTTGGTTTTGCGCGCGCCAGCCAGGCTCTGCAGCGTTCGGGCCATGAACATGCCCTGCTCGGCATCGAGCATCACCGGCCCGCCGTCCTCGGCCGAGCTGGTCAGCAATCGCAGCACCATGCCGTGCATCAGCTCGATATTGAGCTCGGCCGTCTTGTCCTCGGGCGCCTCGCCCAGTTGGGCGACCAGAGCATTGGCCACTTCACGGCTGTGGCGCAGCTGCTCACCCACTTCCTCGATCGACTTCACGTGCCGACCGAGGGCGGAGCGCGACGGGGCCTTGTCCGCCAGCATGGCGATCAGCTCGGCGCGGATCTCGTCGAGCGTCATGCCGCGGTCGATCCGCAGCTCGCCGATCAGCCGCTTGATCTCCGGATCCAGCCGGTCGATCGACGACTTGCGCCGGCGCTCCTTCGCCGCCCGGGCGTCCATCGCTAGAGGCCCTTGTGCGGATTGGAGACGCCGCCGATCGCCACGTCCCCCGCCGCGGCCATGCGTCCGCGCTCGGTCACCTTCGCGACCATGATCGTGTCGCGCACCAGCTCGATCGAGACGCAGTCGCGCGCCTCCAGATCCTTCAGCAGGCCGCGGAGCGCCGCCTGGTCGAGATGCTGGCGATGGCCGATCATCCGCATTGCCGTCAGCAGCGAGCTATCGTTCGACGTGCCGCCGTCCTCGATGACCAGTTGCAGCAGAGCGAGGCGGCGATCGGCCGCGAGATGCTCGGCGTAGCTCACTTGTCGCGGCCCTTGATGCCCAGCTCGAGGAAGTAGCGCTCAAGGCGGTCCACGCCGGCCGCTGTCCGATCGGCCGACTTCTCGATCCCTTCGACCTTCTGGCAAACGGTGGTGACCTGGTCCTGGATTTTGCCTAGCTCGCGACTGGCGGTACGCGTCCGCTCACCGGCTGACTGCGCGATCTCCGTCCGCAGCGCCTCGATGTCGCTGCGCTTGGCTGAGCTATCCACGCGACCGTAGAGCGCCTGCATTTCGTTCTTGATCTCGTGAATGTCTTTGTAGACGCGCTTTTCCAAGTCGCCGGTGCTCACGGGATTGGCCTTTCCGCCCTTGAAGGCGAGCCAGCCGAAGCTGACCAGGATGATGAGAGCGAGGATTGCCTCGAGGTCTACGCCGAACATAGTCACTCCTTCGCGCCGTCGTCGGGCGTGAGACCGCCTGACGAGCTGCGCGCAACGATCGAAAGAAAGGTTCGGGCAAACAGTAGCGCGGTTCGCGCCACCAGCTCGACGAAGGCGAGCCCCGAATATCCGAGCCCCACGGCCCAGCCGAGCGCCACCAGCGGCCGCTTTTCGCCGGCGATCACCAGTGCCAGGACACCGAGAACCAGCAAAGCCGTCAATGCGCCGTTTCCGGAGCGGCCAAGCCTTTCCGTGGCCGGTGAGATTGGAGCGACACGACGCGCCAGTAGAACCCCCAGTACGCCGAAGAGGGCGCTCATAAGGGGAATTGCCAAGCCGAAGAGAGTGAATTCCCCAGGGCCGAGACTTGGCCCTGCGCTAGCGGCAGCGAGACTGGACATGCCGGCGCCTAGCACTGCCCCGGTGGCGGTACGAAACAACAGCAGAAGCCAGGGAACGATCGCTGGAGGCTGCATCATCAGCGGACCCTCCGGCGGTGCCGCTCAAACCGATGAACCGCGCCCATGCCGCCCGTGGTAAAGGTCAGCGTCCGGTATTTGTGCATGGAAGCGATCACGTCGTTGTAAGGCGCGCCCTCGGCCGGGGTCGTCGTGCTTGGCAGGGTGTTGCCAGGGAACTGGTCGATCCGCTCCCAAGTCTCTTCGCCGGGCGCGGCGGTCCAGAGATCGCGGCTTTCCCAAACCCCGAACTTGCTGAAATCGACGCCGTTATCTTGTGCGTCAACCGTGCCCCGCGATCCCAAGACGTAGGCGCAGGGCTCATCACTGTCCCACCGCCCCTTGCCGGCGCTGACCGACTGGACCTCGTTGAACTTGGTTCCTGCTCCAACATTGTCGGTGCCGCCGAGCGGGGTAAGCGTGAGAGAGTCGCCCGTGACTACGCCGCGATAGGCGCCGAGGACGTTGTCGCCGCCGCAGATCAATAGCGTTCGCGGCTTGCCGCCGTGACGCATCTTGAGATGGAAGGCGTCCTTGTTCGTATTGGACCAGATGCGAGTATCAAGAAGCCGCGTCACCGCCACATCGTCGGGATTGACCTTGATTCGCCATAGGCCGCGGCTGGCAATGCTGTCGGCGGTGTTCGGGAAATCAACGTCGGCGGGGTTGTAGAGATAGACTTCCGTGGGGTTCCACGGATCCTTGAACATCGAGATGCGGATGCTGTTGCTGTTGAGCTGCGCAAGGCTGGCATTGCCGCTGCCAATGACAATCTCGGTCCAGGTCGGGTTTTCGGCGCGGGCATTGCGAGTGATGTAGGGCGCAATCTTGCCGCGGATGGAGGCATTCAAATTGGCGATGCGATACGCCGCTGGATCGCCGCCGCCGCCCGGCTGACCATTCGACCACGCTGCGCCGTCATTCGCCTGCGTGACGAATTGCCACCTGATCCAGGTGTCCTTGTTGATGACGACAATCTGCCCGGCGCCATTGCCGCCCGTCAGCGCCTTGAGATGCGGCCGGCCAATCCACGTCTTTCCGCCGTCTTCGGAATAAGCGCAGTCGTCACCAATATCCGCCGCGAGTGTGACGGCGAGGAACTTGCTATCCTCTGGTGCGAAGTCAGCGGCGATGCCTCGCACGATTTTTCCGCGCTGGGGGCCATAGGAGTTAGTGAACTTTCGCCCGATCTCGTTCGGACCAAACGGCATGTGCTGCTTGTCCTGCATCGTAACGTCAGTGGTGCCGTCGAGCGCATTGAACAGGGCGCCGGTCACCATGTTCTCAATGCCAAGCGAGAGGCCATGAGTAACAATCGGCGGCGTCGTGAATTCGTCGGTGAGGGTAGTCGGCGGCGTCCGCATGTCCCAGCAGCCGATGCCGCAAGAGATGCGCAGGCGCCGGTTCACGGGATGCTGACGAATGTCGCCGATCGCGCGCGAGCTGATATTCTGCACCTGCCAAGGAATGTCGACTGTGGCCGGGTTGTCGGTCTTGAGGGTGACAAGTCCGCCCCAGGTCCGGCCGCCATCGAGCGAATTGCAATACGCGCCGCCATCCTGGATGCCGTGGACGAGGTTCGGCACTGACACATCGAACTCAACAGTGTGAAGCAGAGCCGCGCCGCCGCCATCCGCGCGAGCGCCGGCGATCCAGGCCGAACCGTTCCAGATACTGACCGGGCCATCATCCTGAATGTTGAGGCCGGTGAGAATCAGCAGCCCGTCCGATAGGCGAACCCGGCCGGTTGCCGCCGAGATCGGGCCGCCAATGAAGACCCAGGTCGCACCAGCGTCGGTCGAGTGGTAGGTGCCAGCGCCAGGGACGAACCAGAAGATGCCCGTCGTCCGCACCGTGGCGCCCGAGCCGGTCACAGGCGACGAGCGATCGAAGATGATGATGTCGTGATAGGGGCCGTTGCCCGCGACCAGCGGCAGCGGCACGCTGGCGTTGGGAATGACGGTGTGGGTGTTCCAGGCGTCGGTCGTCCGATAGCGCCCATGGTGGTTGCCATAAAGGGCGACAGCAGGATTAGCTGGGTCGATCGCCAGCATCTTGCCGTTCATGCGATGGTGACTGTTGCCGTTGACCATCTGGCGCGGGAATGGGGTCTTCGCCCAATTCAGGCCCGGCGCCTTGCGCCACAGATTGCCCATCGTGACTTGCTGCATGTAACCGCTATCCGACCAGCAGACCGCAGCATCGAAAACGTTGATGCCGTAGTCAGCGCTTACGTCGGCCGCGGCTATCGTGACGCCAGGCACAAAGGCAGGAACCCATTCGCTCGCGTTCGGGCCAAGGATAAAAGCCCCCGCCGTGTCGCAGCGACCAATCAAGGTGCCGTCTGCCGCGCCATCGAGGCCGGTGACATAGCCGCCGGCGCCGACGACCTTCGTGCTGATGATCGTGCTGAAAAGCCGGGTGTTGCCTTTCCTCATGCCATAGCTCCCACGAAGCCGCTTCGCGGGGCCATGACCCACGGCTCTTGACCATTGTTGATCTTGAAGCTGGCGTCGTTGTCGATGCCAACCACAAGCGAGGGGGCTTCAGGCACGAGCGAGCCGATCATCAGCCCGCCCAACACGTTAGCGGCCGCTCCGGCCGAAGGCTTACGGTCTAGAAAGACAATCGGGGCGTCGATGTCGGTAAAGTCGACTTCCATGTTCCACACATCGCCGATGGCCGCTGCGGTGGCGCTGTAGAGGCCGCTGTCGTTTTGGAAGGCGAACTCGCGGCTTCCCGTGCCGACCCTCATGCACCAGCCAGGAACCGAGCCATTGCCGGGCTTCAGGTAATTGGCCAGCGACTGCGCCAGCTCGGCGATGCCGAAATAGATGTTGCCCGAGTTGAGCGCCAGGATTGTGAACTCCGCTTTCAACTTGGTCGGCAGAGGCGACGCAATGGTTCGAACAAAGGCCGGGGCGCCCTGGCCGGCAGCGTTCGTCGCAATGAAGCCAGTGTCATCGATACCCATGTCGGCATGACGGTTAACGCCCGCGCTGCCCTGCCAAAGGGTTGCCGGAGCCAAGGAGGCCGTGGTCAAGACGTCCACCAGGACCGCAGAAAGGTTGGGCGGGGTCGCGGTGTCTTCGACCACCGTGCAAACCTTGTAGGCGGTCAGCGCGGTGAAGCCGGAAACTGAGAATGCGTTGGCTCCTTCGACCGCCCCGCCGGTGTGGACAAACGGAGCAGCGGTCCCGTTCCAGCGCTGCCCGGATTTGACCTCGACGGGGTCGGGAGTTTCCTCAGCGGCCGGAACGATGACGGTGTAGCGCGGACCCGCTTCGTTGGTCGTGAAGCCGATGGTGGCGCTCGTCGCCCCAACCTCGGCCTTCGTCGGCAGGCTCAGGAGCGGCTCGACGTCGTCCGGACCGACTATAACTGTCTCGGACCAGGCGCTCCACGCGCTGCCATCGGTGCGTTCCCAGCGGAATCGATAGCGGCGAGTGCCAGCGGCGAGCGTGTTAAGGTTGGAAAGCGCAAGGTCGGAGCCATCAGGGTCGTCGGAAAGCGCAGCGCTCTGGCCCGAGCCAAGGAGGTTGCCTGCCTTGTCGCGGAATTCAACGACGAGCTTATAACCGAGCGCGACATCGAGTGTGTCGTCGCTGTCGACGAAGAAAATCGGTGACGAGCCGTTTGCGGGGCTGGCGGGATCGGCGGCAACCGTTGGCGCAGTTAGATTCGGATCGAGAATGCCCGTCGAAGGCCCGGTTCCGCCGCCGCCGCCGCTGCCACCGATCGGCACCCCCGCCGGCCACTGCCCAACTGCCTTCGGGCCATAGATCAGCCAAGGCGCGCTGCCGAAGTTGATGTAGAAGTCGCCATTGCGGCCGATCGAGGCGTCCGGCGGAGTCGCGCCGCTAAGGATGGTGTTGCCATCGGCCCCACGGTCTCCAGGCCGGCCGGGCGCGCCCGAACCCTTGAAGACATTGCTCTGAACCCACGTGCCGGCGTTAGGCGGGCCGTCCTTAACCCAGTAGCCGAGCTTGGCCGGATCGACGTCGCCCCACACAATCGCCAATGCGCCATTGTCTGGCGCAAGGGTCAACTCGGCCCGGCTGTTGACGACGATATCGACCGGCCCCAGCCTGCCAAACAGGCGGCTAAGGGAAATGGCCTGTACCGGCCCGCCGTCCGCGGCTTGAATCGTGACCAGATCGCTGCCGGTCGCCACGGCCGTGCGCGGCAGCTCGCGGTACGTAAGGGTGTCGACAACCGGCGCTTTCGCCATCAGTCGCGACCCTCAAGTGTGTCGATCGTGCGATCGAAGCGACCGTTGACGGCCTGGATGCGCGTGTCGAGCTCGGTCCGGCTGATCTCCAGATCCTCGCCGTCCTTGCCGTCGAACAGCGGACGAAGCTGGTCGATCAACGTCAGCACGGCTGTGGCCGCCTGTATCGCCCTTCCTGGCACGGTGGCGGGTCCGGCGATCACCCCGATAGCCGAGCTGGCAAGTTTCTTCGCTTCGGTGAGCAGCTGGCTTAGGGGGTTCATCGCCGGATCTCCTGAAGAGCCGCTTTCGCGTCGCCGAACGCCGCCTGCGCGTCGCGAATGGCGGCCTCGTAACTTGTCGCATTGCCTGCCCGCTGGGCGAGCTGCGCTGCGTTGAGCGCGGCTTTGACTCGGCGCAGCTTCCGCGCGATCGCCAGTGCCTGCGGGCTGCCGGGGGTGATGGCGCGCACCGCGACTAGGGCATCGACCGCAGTCAGCAGCACCTCGGCGCTGTCGTATGCAAGCCTGATCGCGCGCTCGTCGACCTGGGTGGCGCGAAGCGGCGCGGTAACGATTGGTCCGGCCGATACAGAGGCTGGCGGCGACAGCGGCGGCGGCGCGCTAGCGACTTCGCCAACCAACCCACACGAGGCAAGCAACATCGCGGCGCAAATGATCGATAAGAGGCGCATTACTGTCCCTTCACGTTGCCAATGCGGTTGAGGATCCAGCCGAACATGAAGTCCTCGCTGGCGGGCCGCCCTTCCACGATCTCGACGTAGCGGACGGCCTGAAGCCCCTCGACGAGGCGAAGGAGGACGACTTCGGCGTGTGCCCCGCGAGCCTTCTGGAAGGCAAGAAGCGCCCCCATGGTGGCCAGACCGATCCGGCCGTCGACGACGATGTCGGCGAAGTCGCGACCGCGGCGATTGAAGGTGTTGAGAGCGCGCTGCAGGAATTCGGCGGCCTTGGCCGGACCCATGTTGACGCCCGTGTCGACCAGCTCCTCGGCCAGGCGCGGCATGACTTTGAGGATGCGGCCGAACCCCGGTCCCTCCACGTAACGCTCAAGGTAGATGTCGCGCGCGATGCTCTCTGGCAGCGACCGCATCGATCCGTGATAGCCAGCCGCTCGCGCGACGTTTTGCGTGATGCCGAAGCGCGTGGCGCCGCCGGGGTCGCTGGGATGGTCGACGAAGCCACCCTCTCGGGCAAGAATGCCGTCGATCAGCGCTGCGATTGCCTTGGGGAGGAGTGAGGCCATACCGGCCGGTCTAAGCCGGTGGAGGCGCCCGCCTTTCCCTGACAAATGTCAGGGGCTCGCCGGATTCGCGCTGAGCCTTTATTCCGAGCCGAGCTCGCTATGTCCATCCTTGCCGAACAAGTCGCCTTGGCCGACGTCGGCGTCCTCGCCGATGATGCGGTAGACCTGGCGCTCGCTGTAGCCGGTCTCGAGCGCGATCCGCTGCCGGGTCATGCCCGGCTGCTGCGCTAGTTTGCGAACCGCCCGGCGTCGGCTCGCGGAGACCGGAAGGTTCAGCTCGGTGCCGTGGAATAGCTCGCTAAGTTGGCGCGCGGTCTCGGTGCCGAGCGCCTGGGCAATTGGGTGGCGCGCGCCGATGGTCTTAGGAATGAAGAGGTTGGTGCCGCCGAACTTCTCGATCAGCTTGCGCGCACTCTCCCGGCCGATCGCCGAGGCGACCTCCTGGTAGACAGTCGAGCGCGCGGGGCCGCCCATCACCCGCCTCGGCGGCCCTGCTCGAGCGGCAAGGCGGTACCGCAGAAGGCGCATTCCGCCAGTATGCGCCCGACCAGCCAGTGCGAACGCCCGCAGCCCGGGCAGGCGGTGCGCTCGGCCGAGCGAAAGACCACCGAATAGCCGCGCACGGCGATCGGGCGGACAAGACGCTGCGCCATCAGCCTCGCTCCTGTTTGAGCACGGTCTCCCAGTGCATGCGAACGGCCAGCTCTCGCGCCGCGTGTGAAATGGAGGCTTCGAAGCGCCATCCGCACCGGCAGATTGCCGCCCAAGCGTCGCGGCCCCCCTGCATGGAGATCACGTGCCCATTCAGCGGCCAGCAGCTGTCGCAAAGCGAACTTCCGATCGGGCTGTCCGCACGTCCCGGACGGCTCCGGCAGTAGAAACAGGTGGCGCTCACAGCACCTTGATCCCGACTTCGATGGCGCGGCGGACGGCGAGCAGCCTTTCGGCCATGGCCAACTCCGCTTCCTTCGACATCGTCATGCTGTGCATGACCTCGAGCATCGGCTCGGCAAGCCTCAGCGCGGCCAACATCGTCGTCAGAGCGTCTCCGGTTTCGGCTTCCCGCTGCTCGGCCCTGTCCGTGCTCACGACCGCGCCTCCCGCAGCTTGTCGCCCAGCGCGCGTGCCAGGAGGTCGAGATCGCTCTCGCTCCAGAAGGGCACCGGCCCCTCGCGCTCCATGCCCGCGAGGTGCCAGGCAAGCTGGCGGAGCGTCCACGAAACCGGTGCGATGCCGGCGTCGGTCAGCAGCTGCTGCAGCCGCTCGACGAGGCGGACCTTTAGGACCTTCACGCTCGGCTGCCGACCGTCGTTCCAGGTCGACTTGAACGACCAGCCGTTCCGCTCCCCGATCGCCTTCAGCGCTTCGATCAGCTTGTAGCCCTGCGCCTGGTCGGCCCACTGCAGCTTGGCGACCTTCAGCTGCCGACGGGCGAAGGCCTCCAGCGCTTGCTCGGACGGATTGGCGATCGCGCCCAGGTGATGGAGCGAGACCCACAAGGCCCGCGCCTTCCGTGCGACCGGATGATCGGCCGCCGCTGCTGCCCCGCCGCGACGTCCGGTCGCGGGCTTGGCCTTGAACCCCTTCGCCTTCATTTCGTCGAGCAGCGCGCGTAGCTCCGCAGGGCTGCACTGGGCGGAGCTCGGCTTGCCGGTCACCCGGATCAGCATCGCCCGATAGTCGTCATCGAGGAGGCCAAGCTCCTTCTTGGCGACATGCACCTTGGCGATCATCACGCGGCGATCTTGGTCGCCGCAATCGAACGTGGCGCGGCGCGCTTCAGTGGCCCGCATGGGTGTTCTCCTTGGGTGCGAAGAGGGCCAGCAAGCCGTCAGTGAAGGCGCGGAAGGCAGTATCAGTTGCCCGCAGGCTCTCGGCGCGGCGAATGCCAGTTAGAATCGTGGTGTGATCGCGATTGCCGAGCGCCCTTGCGATCTTCGGCGTGGAGTAACCGAACGCGATGCGGCTCACCCACATGACGGCGAACCGAACCTTGCAAAGGCTCTCGGATCGACCGCGCCCGCGGATAAGACTGACGTGGGTGGCGCTGAAGCGGCCGGCCGCTTCAATCACGTCGTCGACGCGCGAATCGAGGCTCGGCGCCGGCACGCCGGCGCGCCGGAACACTTCGCCGCGGATCATCGCGATCTCGGTGTTCAGAACCCGCAACCGGTCCAGCAGGGCGACGTCGGAAAGCCCACTCACCGCTCACCTCCGAGCGCGAGGAGGAAAGCAATCTGGACCGGGCCGAGAAGGACGCCGGCGGCGATGACCAGACTCATCAGGCCCAGGCCGCAGGACGCACCCCGCTCCTGGCCGGTCAGAACCCTCAGGATGCGATCAATGGTCGCCATGGCTCAGGCTCCCAGCGGGCGGCTGGTGAGCTGCGCCCAGGCGTCGGTCAGATGCGACAGAGTGCGGGGCTCGCGATCGCCGTTGGCGATCACCGTGGCCAGCTCCATCATCATCGTCACGCCGCGCAGGCCGCCTGGCATGCTTGCCTGCTTGACGATGTACCTGACCTGTCGCTCCTCGGTGACTTCCCACGCGGCCGCCAACGCTTCGGCATCTTCCTTCAGCGGCAGCGCTTGGACGTGCCGCATGCTGATCCGGCTGTAGAGCTGTGCAAAAATCGCCTTGCGCTGCCCGCCCTCAATCCGACTCACGACCGTTTCATTGCCAAGGAGTGCGATCCCGACCCCGGTTTCGTCATGCCAGCTGCGGATTTCCTCCAATGCCGGGACGGAAAGATGCTGCGCTTCGTCGAAGGCCAGCAGGCCCCCGGTGCCCGTCAGGCGCTCACGAATGCGCGCCGATAGAGATTGGCTGCTTCCGCGCGCGCCCTTTTCGCCGAGAGCTTCAAGCACCTTGATGCACATGTTGTTCACGCCGGCCGAGCTCGGCGACATCGTGACCACCCAGACGTTTGACATGGCATCTCGGAAGTTGAGCAGCGCGGTCGTCTTGCCGGTGCCAGGGCCCATCGCCATCGCGACCATACGGCCACGTTGGCCCCAAAGAAGGGTCGACTGCACCCGGCGGCTCGTCGGCGTGTCGAAGTACCCAGGAATGATCGGGGCATCGAGCGCCAGGTCGGCCTGGCTGGTCAGCTTCTGGCGGAAGCGGAAGATGTCGCGCGCGATGCGGTCATTATCGCCTTGGTACTTGCCCGTCGCGAAGACCGAGATGGTGCCCGACTTCAGGCCCATCTGGGTCGCTAGCGCCGGCCAGCTAAGACCGCTCAGGTCCTTGTGGGCGAGCAGCCACGAGCGCTGCTCGTCGACGTCGACCGGGAGGTTGTCGGGGGTATTCATTCTTCAAGCTTCCTCTTCGTTGTGGCCCGGGGAGGCCGCTCAATCCTCCACGACGCGCAGGTGCCTGACGGCCTGCGCGAAGCGGTCGATCATGGGGGTGGGCGCCGGCGCCGCGGTCGGTGTGGCGACCGGCGCCGATTTCAGCGCAGCCGCGGTCATCCCGCGGTGCCGCACGGGCCGCACGATGGTCGGCTGCAGCGGCTCCGGCTGCTCGTCGTCGTGGGCGGGAATGAGGCGCGCCAGCTCCTCGGCGCGGAGGAGGTCGGCGACCTCTTCCTGGCGCTTGACGGCCTTCTTGAGGTCCCCTTCGAGGCGGGCTCGCGCCCGTGCCGCGCCGGCATCGAGGAAGCCGGTCTGCTCCCATACCGGCGCCGTGGCGAGGAAGCGGCCTGCCTTGTCATAGACGTGGACCGACTGGGTCAGATCGTCCGGATCGAAGCGAACGGTGATCTTCTGACCGGCGAGCTGGGCCATCTCCGGAGCCCAGTAGCGATTGCCCATCAATGTGATCGCGCCGGTCGCGCGATCGGCACGCAACTCCTCAGCCGTCAGCAACGCCATCCGCAGCTGCTCCGGCGTGGCCCGCCCGATCGGGCTGGCGGCGTAAGAGGCGGCAAAGACGTCGTCGAAGCTCTGTCCGTGCGCAGTTTCGGTGCGCCGGCCGAGCTTCGCATTGTGCATTTCGATCCCGCGCTTCACCACCGCTTGGAACAGGTCGAAGTCGATCGCTTTCGACCCGTAATTCTCAGGCTTCGCGTCAGGTCGGTTACCGGTGTAGGCGCCGGCGAAGGACGGATGCTTCGCCACGCTGTCGCAAAGGTCGCGGAAGGCGCGCTCGATCGGCTTCGACTGTCCCCGGTAAGGAGTGGCCCAGTGGATCCGGACGCCGAGCGCCGTAAGCAGGCCGGTCGGCTCTTCCGCCTTGATCTTGAAGCGGAAGCGGGTCGCCGCGCCGCCGGTGATCCACTTGCTGGCGAAGGCCCGGCCGTTGTCCATCAGGCAGCCCGCCGGAATGCCATGGTCGCGGAACAGATCGGCGAACGCGAGCCGCGTGAGGACCGCATTCTCGGTCTGGTCGATCCGCCAGGACAGGATCTTGCGGCTGAAGACGTCCTGAATCGCGACCATGATCGGCCGAGCGATCCTGCCGTCTGGGAAGCGGACGAAGACGTCCCATTTGTGGCCGTCGATGTTGACCAAAGCCATGGCATGGCTAGCCGCGACGGTGCGCTGCTGCGGCGGCAGGGTGCGACGAAGCGCCTCTGCCCCTTCACGGCGGGCGATCAGCAGCCGGCCGTCGATTTCGCGCTCAAGCTTGCGATAGAGCGTCTTGCGGTGAGGCAGCTGCAAGCCGCGCGGCTCGGCATAATCGACAAGGCAACGCTGATAGCAGCTGGCGAATGTCGGCTTCTCGGGCCGAAGATAGTCGCTGATCAGGAACTGCCAGGCGCCGGCGTCGACCTCCGCCTCGGCGCCCCCGCCCTGCCGACGCGGCGCGAGGTGCGGCAATCGATCGCAGGCGTCCACGCCTTCAATCTGGCTCAGCCAGCCCCAGAGCGTCGAGGAAGCGAGGTTTGCTTCCGATGCGACCAGCGCGATCGCCGTCGACCGCGTCAGCCTACCGGCCTCGTAAGCCTCGACGCGGGCGATGATCGCGGCGCGGTGCTCCGCCTCGGCTTTCACCTTGGCGGATTGACCTTCGAACCATGCCCAGGAGCGCGTCAGCGCGGTCTGTGGCGCCTTGGCGGCCTGCTCGGCCCCTTCGACCACCATGCCGCGCCGGACCAGTTCCAGCCGCGCTACAGCGGGAAGCAGGTCGACGTGATATTCGAGGCCGCCGCCCCGCCCCGCTCTCGGCCGGGCGAGCGGCTGGCCGCCCCCGTCCTCGCGAAGCGCCCAGCACTCGGCCGCCGCCTTTTCGTTGATCTTGCGCTTCGCCTTGCTCAGCCCGGGTAGCGCCAGGGCAGCCAGTTCGGCGGAGGTGAACCATGCTTTCACGTCGTGCTTTTCCCCCGCGCCGCTCATTGGCCGCACCGCCCGATCGGGCCTGCCCGATTCTCGATGTCTTTGAGCTCGGCTTTCAGCCGGTCGATCTGCGCCCGCAGGTGCCCTGACCGGGCGCAAAGGATCTCCTCGCCGACCAGGGCTGCGGCACCGATCCGGCGCAGCACGTGATCCAAGAGGTCGTATCGCCGCGTCACCGCTACGAAGGCGAGGAACCGGGCGGCCGAGATGTTGTGGTTTTCGCGCGCCTCGCTTGCATAAGCGTCGAGCATGAAGCCGGTAATGTCCTCGCCGAGCAGCGCCGACATGGCGCCCGCAATCTCTGGCCGGGTCCGAGGATCGTCCTTCAGACCCATGGCGACACCGCTTGCGATCACCCGCTCCAGGCCGGCTAGGTCGGCCGGCTGCGAGGCGGCGACCGGCGGCTCGAACGTAAAGCCGAGCTGGCTGGAGTTGAGAGCGGGGCGCCGCTTGCTCATGCCATGCCCTGCCGCTGGGCGAAGGCGACCAGCTCTTCGTTGCTAAGGAAGCCGTGAAGGCCGGACACCGCCCAGCGGGCGATCAAGTCGTCGGGATTGTCGCGCCGCACCGTGAAATGCCGCGCGTTGAGGTAAGCGCGCGCCGACGCGATCCGCTCGGCGTAGATGAAGGCCGGAAGCGGCCTGAACGCAGGCGTGGTGCGAGCCGGCTCCTCGACTGGGGCGGGAGCCGGCTCGCTGGCGATTGGAGCGCGATCTGTGATCCGCGAGGCAGCGCCCGATGACGCTGCGCCGGGGGCCTTGCGAGCCGTACCGGACGCTCCTGGGTATCTTTTGGAGGTGCGAGCCGGCGCCGCTTTGGACAGCGGCGCCAGCTCGCGGTTGCCCGTATCGTCGGGGAGCTTGGCGGGCTCTTCCGGCGCGACGGGGACGACAGCAGGCTCGGGAGTGACGGCCGCTGCCGGGGAACTGGTTGACACCTTCAGGGTCGGCTTGACCTTGGGTGTCGGGAACGGCGCCGCTGCCGCGGTGGGCCGTCCTACCTTTTCGGTAAGCGCCAGCATATGCTTGACGAAGTCTGGCGTGAATAGCGCTGGCGCCGGGCGCAAATTATCGGAGCGGAGGGTTGAGCCGCCACCCTTACCGCCGCGCCAGCGCTTGGTGCGAATGACGTCGCCCATCAGTCGCGATCCTCCCACCAGAAGCGACGCTCAGGCTGGGCTGCTGCAGGATGCGAGGGTTCGAGGCCGGTCGTCGGCTCGCTCGCCCGATCAGCAGTTCCACAGCGCCGGATGACGCCGCGCGCTGCATCCATCCGTGCGCGGCGCTCGGCCGCCAGCGCGACACGGCGCCGATCGGCGAGCAGCTGCCGGGCTTCGAGGACGGTAATTCCCTCGTACTGCGCAAGCTCGAAGGCTTCACGCGCCGCCCGCATCCGGTCGGCTTCGGAAACCCGGCGGCTCACTGGACGCGCTCCACCACGGTTTCGACGAGCCCCTGCGCGTCGAGGCTGTCCTTCGCCATCCCGAACCAGCGCTCGAAGCCCTTGCGGTCCTGACGCGAGAAGGAATTGAGCAGATTGCCCATGATCGTGCGGGGGACGGCGCGGTAGTGCCGGATGCAAAAAAGGTGGCCGCGCTGGACCTTGATGGCGCAGCCGGTTGCCGCGCATTCTCGTCCTCGGGCGACACTGAGAGCGCTGGCGCTTTCGAAAAGCTCGCCGCGGCGCTCCAGTTCGTTCTTCAGCGTCAGAGACGGCACGTCGCGCAGCTCGACCCGGCCGGGCACGCTGAGATTGCGGTTGTGCCCCTTGGTCCTGACCAGGCGCCGCTGCCCGATCAGCCGGTCGACGATCTTGTAGGACGCCGAAACTGACACGCTGAGATGCGCGGCGATCTCGCGATAGGTGGGCGCCACGCCCCGCTGTTCGAGCTGCTCGGTGACGAAGCGCACCGTCTTTGCCTGACGATCGCTCATGGCCTAGCCTCCGCGGGGCGCTCGACGTGGTGACGAAGGATCGCGGCGAGCAGCGCCTTGCTTCCGGCGATCGCCATGCGGTCGAATGCGGACGGCCGATCGGATGCCTTGATCGAATAGGTGCCGATCACGCGGTTGACGGCCTTGAGATCCTTGCTGAGGAACGTGGCGATCTGCTTGGCCGAGCAGCCCTCGTCCCAGAGATCCATAACCGCCCGCTCGGACGGTGTGAGGCCGTGGCCGGGCATCAGCGAGCCTCCACGATAGTTTCCATCCAGTCCTTGGGCAGCAGAGGCGCGAGGGCGCTCAGAGCTCCCTTGCGTTCGGCCAGGCTCATGCGCTGGAAGGCGCCGATGAAGGCCGACAGGCGCTTGTCCTCGGGGAGCGGCTTGTTCGTCCGCCGCACCAGCGCGATCGCTTCACCGATGCTCTTGACGCCCGCGACGAGGCGCGCAGCGGCGACCCCCTGCTCTGGCGTCGGCAGCTTGGCGAGCGCGCGCAGCTGACTCGCATTCTTGAGGATCGGATGCTTCGCGTCGCGGAGCTGCTTAATTAACGACGGCGGCAGGCTGCGATAGAGAAGAAGGTCATACTGGACCGTCCGCTTCGAGAAGCCGAGTTCGGCGCCGACTTCTTCGGCCCAGCCATAGACCTGTGCAAAGGTTGCACACGTCTCTTCGGCCTCCTCCTTGAGGCGCTTCGGTACCGACTTTCCGCGACGGTCGGCGGCTTCGATCCCTGCATTCTCTCGATGCAATCGGACCAACTCGGCCATGCTTTCCGCTCGCTCGAGCGGATCATTGGCGCGACGGAAGAGATTCTCGGCTGCCTCGCGGCGCCGGATTAGATCGGATCCAAAGGCGACCACTCGGCATTCGACCGGGATATTTGTCAGCCGGGCGCCGGTGACTCGGTGACCGCCAGCGCCGGCTAGCTCCCACTGTCCTTCGCTGTTGCGCCGGACGTCTACAGCGTGGATTTGCCCCTCGCGCGCCATCGACTGCCCGATTGCAGTAGCCCACGCCTGGTCAATCGGCCGCAGCCGCTCTCCAAGCACGATTTCGGCAGGGTTGAGAGTGATGACGTCGCCGGGCTGGACGAGGTCAACGACGCCTGAAGCGGGAGCGGTCGCCATGTTCAGCGCACCCCTGCATTTAGACGATGCGCCCGGCCGCGTTCGCTGTTATCCGAACGTTCGGATAGCTTATGGGTCGGTTCCTTCTCCTTCAGCGCGGCTTCAACCGCTTCCTCGACGGCGCGCCAGGCGCGACCGCGAAGGATTTCAGATACCGATTTGGGCGGCAGCCCTTTCAGTCGCTCGAACTCAGCGACTGTTCCGTACCTCTTTCGAAGCCCGGCTTTGATGTCTTCTTTGTGCATGGTCGCCAACATGGCTGATGTCCCGAAACTTCGTCCCGAACATTCGGGTAAAGCACGAAACTTCGGGCGTCAAGGCGTTGAGCAGCTGCCAGAGGCGGGGATTCGCATAAAATCCGTGCTGGGAGATCGTTCAATTTCGTGGCTTGCCGAGCGCACTGGCATCAAAGACCAGACTCTTCGGGACGCAATCGCGCGTGGACCTTCACGGTCGGACATCGCGCTGAAGATCGCCGGCGCCTTGGATGTCAGCCTTGATTGGCTCCTCACCGGCAAGAAGCAAATGAACCTTCCCGACGAGGTCTGGAAGCTTGAGCAGGAGGACGTCGTCCGCGAGCTCGGGCTGGCCATGATTCCAGAAGTCGACATCGCCTATTCGATGGGGGCAGGCGCCGTCGTGGGCGACTATGTCGAGAGCCGGATGGTCCCGTTCCGTGCCGACTGGCTCAACCGGATAACCCGCGGCCGCCCAGCAGAAGTCTTCCTAACCTCGGGCCAGGGCGATTCCATGATGCCGACGATCTTGGATGACGATGACGTCCTGGTGAACCGGGCTGACAACGTCGTGCAGCACCAGGATCGCATCTGGGCGGTCGGCTATGGCGACCTCGGCATGATCAAGCGAGTGCGCCGCCTGCCAGGTGGTCAGTTCCGTTTACTGAGCGACAATGCGGCCGTCGCCCCGATCGATGCCACCGAGGACGAAATCTTCATCGTCGGCCGCGTGATCTGGATCGGCCGAAGAGTCTAACAGGAGGGAAAAATGGCTGAAGTTGAGAAGAAGAAATGGGGCTGGGGCAAACGAATCCTCGTTGGCTTTGCAGGGCTACTGGGCTTGCTGTTTGTGATCGGCCTTCTGGCTCCTGCTCCCCAGACCAATGGTACGTCGGCAGCCGTGGCATCGACCGAAGGCGGATCGGCACTGCCCCGGCTGGCTCCAGTGAAAGTCACGGCACGTGAGCTTGCTCGCGCCTATGAAGAGAACGAAGCAGCCGCTCAGCAGCGTTTCGGCGAGCACCCACTCGAGGTTACCGGCCTAATTACTGGCATCACCCTCGATTTCGCTGACGATCCAGTCGTGCAACTCGCGACCGACAATCAGTTTATGGCAGCTCAGGCGATGCTCAGCGACGATAGTAAGGCAATCGCCCCAACACTGAAAAAGGGGCAGACGATCGTCATTCTTTGCGCCGGCGTGGGTGAGGTTATCGGCGCTCCCATGCTGCGGGACTGCGCAATCCAGCCGTAAATTACGGTCCCGGTTCGACGCGTGCTATTGAATGGCGCGTGGCAACGAAGGGGCGAAAAAGTCACCGTTTTTCCGCCTCTTAACAAACTGGGACCCCTAATTACTAAGTGGGACCCCCTCCAGGTCCCACTTCCGCAGCCGCTAGCCGGCTTCGCGACCTTGATGTGGCCGAATTTCGCGCTCGGCTCCGCTACCTCTGAGAGGCCTCTAAGTGAGGGGAACGTGATCCCTTAAGAGGGCGAACTGCCCGATTTTGCGGGGCCACCTCTTAGCCGGCGTTGACTCCAATCTGTCCTGTCCTAGGCATGTCTAAATGCGCCCTGACTCTAGACACAGCCTCGCGTCGCCCACAGGCGCCGATCTTCCATGACGAAGGC